AGGTATTTGTCTAAATTTACTACGAACTTCATCTTTATTTTCTATACCTAAGTGATGTTCGAAGTGATAATCGAAAATGCTATTACGCATAGCTGATCTGTTTATGTTTTCAGTTGGGGTTTCTCTCCATTGTTCCTTAGGTAACACGTATGTTTTCATTGCTATGCTATTTCTCAATTTACTCATAGCATAATGGTCATAAGGTTGAGGAAGTGTAGATATCTGCCCATTGTACCACATCAATGAATACTTGCTGATAAAGTCGTGTATAGCTACGTGGTCAGTATTAAAAGTAACGAGCCCAGTGTCAACGTCCCATTCGCCGCCACAATCTAATATACCACATACTTTTTCTCTGGGATGTAAAAGTTTAATAGCGGTATCAAGATCAATATTGTTCTTAACAGATATATCGGCATCTAACCAAACTACTAGACCTTTAAATTTACGTGCTGCCCATACTTGTACACGGCTCTTTTTCCAAAATCTGTCAGACTTGTAAGAACCCATCTTTTCTCGTATCCAAGGATCGGAATCCGGACATACGTCTTTGCTGAACATAAAATTGTAACCAAATCCTAGATCTTTTGGTTTATCGTCCCAAACAAATACTACCTGTCCAGGGAGATTACTCCATGTAGGCAATGTGGCTTCGGCAATTATGTTCCAATATTCTCTACTAAGACTTGTGACCCATGTTATAGGAATATCAATGTCTGCTTGTTTATCCTTTTGTATGATATCTAACGAATACGATAGAAGATAGTTATTCCATACATCAGCATATTCACAAGTTCTATAATTATCGAACCACGGGCCGCCTTCTGTATAATGTATAGCTCTAGGTTTTCCGCCAGTTGATTCAGAATATACACCAACTAACCAATTCCATTCATGAGATATTTCGCCAATCTCTTCATCTTTTAACCAACCAAATCTATGTAGATACTTGCCCGTTTCTTTATTAACTAAATCTGCGGTTAATGTTCGATTAGATGGATGTCCGCAGTTGAATAACACCATCGAACTCCAGTTTTTCCTAGGATAGATAGTCTGTTCTTTTCCATCCATCTTGACTGTATTTTTTACAGTGTAGTCATGATGTACACACATCACAGCATACTTAGGATCAGCCTTGGCTAGTAAATTGGCAATGTCTTCAGTCCATATAAAATCGCAATCACAAAAAACTGCCCAGCCTTGATAGTTACAAAGTGCCGGTACTAAGAATCTTGTAAAGGTAAATTCGGTGCTTGATAACGGATCAGTTGGTCTCCAATATAATCCCAATCTTCTTAGATGGTCTTGTTTCAACGGAGAAACTTTTACGTTCTTATTGTGTTTTAAAATTGAATGTTTACAGACTTCGTAGGCGATTTCTTCTCTAGAATCAAAACCTACAAATACCTTGATCATTTCAGGCATTTAACATCTCCCTAGCCGCACCATTTTTTAATTCCGACACATGGAACTGACCATAAGCTAGATGACAGGCCCACGCATATAATTTATCGCTGTCTGGATAGTAGGGTTTTTCTATTTGGCTAATGTCTTGTAAACTAACAGGGCTAGCAGCATTAGCAGGAGCTAAAGTAAACGCAGGTATTCCGTGAAATATGCTTTCTACAGCAGCTACACTGTTAAATGTTACTAGAGCAAATACATCATCATCTAATGCTTGTTGTAACGTAGATGTCTTTATTCTATCAATACGCTTGGGTGCTCTTTCACGAACCTCTACAGGCCTGTCTGTGTGTTTTTTGATCTCTGCTATAGTATCAGTAGTCCATTGTTCTAGATCTACACCGTAAAATTTACAAGGTTTGACATCTGGTTTAGCTATTAGTATTTTCTTACCGGTCTTTTTCCACGGTTGGAATTTTTTTCCGAACCTGCGAAATCTATCATCTGGCCTTGATATTATTTCCCCATGTTGAAGATTGTTTTTAACTATCCTGTGCCAATATTTCCAACCGTTAGGATTATTTGTAGTGCGTTCGTTGCCAAAATATCCGGTATCTACATAGTAAAAGTCTCTTCGATCTTCCCAACAGCGTTTCATTATCTTGTGTTTTAGAATGCCTCTTAGAACTATAGGAAGATCGCTAGAATCATAATCAAAGTCTTCTGTGTTTACGGATTCTGATCCACATCCTTTGGCAAACATATTGATATATTCATCTTGGCCATCTTTGCTTAAGAAAATCCAATCTTTCATTTTCTTTCAATGTCTTCTTCTACACATCGCTCGCCATACTGTATTTCTACGATCTTACAAGGTTCATCAAAAGGATTTGTCAATTGATGCCATTCCCCTAGAGGTACTTTATATTCGTCATGTTGTTCTAAAGTTTTAGAAGGTAAAACATATCCGCTGGCCATGATGGCATTTACCACACACGAACCCGATGCTACGTGCCAGTATTCTGCCCTTGACTGATGTTTTTGCATACTGAGACTTTGTCCAGGATTGACTGTAAGTTCTTTTACCTTTGTTCCGGGAATTTCGTGTAACACACGATAATATCCCCATGGACGTTCGGTCTTCGGTGCTTTCCACTCTTGTAATATCCAGCTGCTGGAATTTTTCTTATCATCACCGCCTACTCCGAAAACGAATGTAGTATCGTAATCGTCAGTAGTCATTTCTGGAATATTATCTTTGGTTCTATCCCCGCCATTGGCGAATATTATACTATCTCCGGGAAAATTTAACCTAGTCTTTCGGATAGCATCTAATGCTGTGCCATCAGTATCATTAAATTCTAAAACATAATCTACAGGCTTGATAGCTTTAAGAATAACTTTGCGTTCTTCTATGGGCATGAACGCAGCGCCTTTCTTTCTGGCCAACCAACTGTCGCTGTTTAGTCCAACGACCAGTTTGTCTCCTAGAGATTTTGCGGATTTGAGATATGAGATGTGTCCGGAATGTATCGGATCAAAACCACCTGTTACTAAAACTATTTTCATAGCAATATTTATATGCTATGTTTTTGTGGTATTACAGAGTGGCGTCTTCCATGCCGGCAATTCTGAGTTTGACTATATTAGTCAATTGCCATTGTTTCTGATCAAGTGCTTTGGTAATACCTAACCATTTGTTGCGTAGTAGAGCAAATTCATTGATAATCTTTTCAAAATCTACAACGTCTGCTTCGCCGTCTACAAACTTTTCACAGTCTCTAGATGACAAAGCACGTTGATAGTTTTCAAGATATTTTCTAAAATGTTGACTTTTTAGTCGACGTAACTCTATATTAAGGTATTCGAGAATCGCTTCGATCTCTTGTAATTGACCAAAGCGATTTTCTACTATACCAGGCATAGATGCCGAAGCCTTTTCGATGTTTCCAAAGATCTTACATTCTATCCTTGCTTGCTGTAGCTCAGATTCAAAATAAGCTACAGCATCTGGGATATTAGAAATATCTTTGGATATTTTATCGTACCAATTCATTAGTCCTCGTCATCGTAAGAATCGTCATCGTCGTGATAGTCTTCTTCACTGTCATCGTAGCCTTTTTCGTCTGCGACATAATCAATAGCTTGATCGAGATACGGATCAACGCCTAGCAAATCATCTAACACAGATTCTTTGATACCATAGTCTAATAGTATATCTACAAAATTCTGTGCGGCTTCCTTCTTTTGTTTTTCAGGAATAAATTCGACAAGCGTGGTCCAAAGATCAGCAATCAGGTCTTCTTTCATGGTTAGATAGTCTCCGTTTCAACAGTTGTAATTATCTCTGAAACGGATTTTTCGCCATGATTTGAAATGTCTTCCATGATTTTGTCTAGACCTTCTTTCTCATTCTTTTCCCAAGCCTTACGGAACTGTTTGATGATCTCGCCATCGCTGGTTGTATAGGCCAAAGCATTTCCTTCTTTCTTGAGCATACCTTTAGCTTCAAACAAGTCGACCAGTCCACTATATGGATTCATACCTGTTTCGTAAGGAATTTTTACCTGTACTGATTCAAAAGGTTTAGCATAACGTGTCTTCATGATCTTACATGCGGCACGGATACCTCTAACTTCTGAAATCTTGTTGCCATCATCATCTTCTTTGAGCTTGAGCTTTTTCATAGCAACTACAATGCTTGACGCATAGATAAAACCCTGCCCACCTGAAATCTTGTCGTCAGGATCGAACATGTCTTGACTTGCGTATGTATGATTAGTTGCTACTAGGCCAACATTATGACTGCCAAACATATTAACACAGTTACGAACAAGTGCTGTCAGTGCCTTAGGTTTACGACCCATGTCACCTTTCAAATCACCTGCTTCAAACTGATTAACATCAGTTGGAGTCAACAACATACCTAGACTGTCGATAACAAACAATACCTTTGGTCGATCACCATCGGGCATAGCTTTGTATTCTGACATGAACTCGTTGATAGTCTTAGCAACATCATCGATCATAGCCATGTTGAGTTTGAGTAGTTTTTCTTCGCTGGTATCTACGTTCAATGCTTTCAACCAATTTTCGTCTAGAGCATTTTCGCTGTCGACGAGAACTACAAATATACCTTGTTCTTGTGCGTGACGTACAAGATTACCAGAACAGATAAAACTTTTACCTGCGCCTGATTCACCTGCGAACACAGTGACTTTGCCTAATGGCACGCCTCTGTTGAAATCGCCACTGATAAGATAGTTCAAGGCATAGTTGCCAGTTGAAATCCAATCCGTCGGATCGTTGAAGCCAATGCTAAGACCGTCGATACTCTTTGTTAGATTTTTTCTAAATTTTGAAACGTCAAACGGTTTATTAGCCATATCAATTATCCAACTCCATCGTATTATATTCTTTGATTAGATCAACTAACTCTTGTTCAGTATTACATACTGTCTTAGTATTTTTCCAATCTTCTTTCTTGTCACGTCCACCAATTTCAACCATCCATGCGTTGTCATAACGATTGATAGTGATAGATTCACTGACTTTTGCTAGTTTTGTTAGTTTTGCCATTATTAATCTCCTAGATGAAAAACTCGGGCGTAAGAACTATGTCTCAGAGGCCCGAGCCGTGTTATTACTGCTTCTGACGGTTACGAATCATCGCCAAGATATCTTGTGCGCGACTTGCTGATTCAGAATTAGTGTTAGTAGGAGCAGGTGCTGCCTTAGCCGCAGGAGCAGCCTGTGTTGGCTCATCATCATAATCTTCAGATGCTTGTGTTGTTGCTGCCTGAGCCGCACCATTTTGCTTCAATGGATCACCAGTTTGCTGGCTCATGCCGGCTGGTTTGAAATATTGACCCCAACGATCCATGTCGTATGCTTCACCGTCAACTGATGCTTCGAACATTTCTTTCATGACCTTGAGTTCAACATCTGTTGGCTTCTTGGGCAAGAAGTCTTTTAGATTGAACAAGCCATTTGCTTCGATAGCAGCCGATTCTTCTGGAGATAGAGCACGTTCATTACGGCTCCACTTAGAAGTAGAGTAGTCAGCATACCCGCCCTTAGAAGTCTTAGCGATGCGGAAATCCACACCATGTAAGAAATCAGTTGGCAGTTCGTTGAGTTCTGGATCCATCAATGCTGAACGGATGATCGTAAAGATCTGAGGACCGATAATAAATCGGCGGATCGGATTTGCTGGTGTCGTATCTTCAGCGATAGGACTCTTAACAACGAAACCTTGGAAGATATAAGAACGCTTCTTCCAATACTTACGGCCCATATCTTCTAGAGCCTTGTCCTTAAACCAACCACGTACTTCGCTTAGGATTGGACAGGTTTCATTCCACATCTCAACACAGGGAACTTGTACAGTAACTGGCTTACTGGAAGTGTCACCTTTAATGCCTGCGAATGGCAGCTTGATCATCGCACGTTCTGCCCAGAAGAATGTGTTGTTAGGATCACCGTCCGGTAAGAATCGAACAGTGGCTTCCTTGCCTTCTTCCATATTCCAGTGGGGGTAAATTGCGTTGTCGCCGCCGCCTGTAGATGTGCCGCCTTGGCGTGATTGTGCTTCTTGAAGTTTAGCACGGATTTCTGCTAGTGTAGCCATTTTAATTTGCCTCCTTTATATGCCTTAAAATGTATGCCTTGCGCATAGTGTTAGTATGCGTGTTTTATTTAGTAAAGTCAACTTAATTGTGATTTTTTTCTACCAAAAGAAAAGTGGCTCATGTCCACTTTTCTCGGTACTTTAACAAAGCCAGTTGCCTTGCTAAGAACAATCTCCATCTAACGTAATCTGAAAGATCATCATCTTCTGATTTTTTTCTTTTGACTAGTTCAGGAGTTCTGTATCCTGACAGCAGATCCTCATCGTCTATTAGATAACCTAGATCATCTCCGTTGACGATGAGTGACCTTCTTGTTGGATTACTTCTTAGGAGCTTCGGCTTTTTTATCAGCAGGCTTGGTATCGCTTTTAGCGGCTGGGGCCTTAGCGTCTTTAGCTGCGGGTGCTGCGGCTGCTGGCTTGGCTTCTACCTTCTTTTCTTCTTTCTTAGCTGGTTCTGCGGCTAGTGCTACAGATGCGAATGCTAGTGATGCGAATAATGCTACGATCGATTTCATATGAAATTCCTTTTAAAAGACACAGAAAACTATCTGTGTTATATATAGAACGTTTTACTGCGTAAAAAGTTTACAGGAATTTCGCCAAAAAGATAGGGCACCGAAGTGCCCTAGTTGTTAGATGCCTGCCAATGATTTAATTCTTGACAGTTCTGCTAGTTGTGGATTCTTTTCATGTGTTTGCTGAGGAGCCATTCTTTCGACCATCTTTCTTGCGATCTGTTCAGCTCTTTCGCCAAACTTTTTGCCTACCATGATTGATACACCTTCTGGGCCTTTAGGAAATGCGCCTGCTTCTTTATCGTAGAATGAACCAATGAATTCTGCCAAATCTTTCACAGTATAAGATTCTGTGGTTTCTGGTTCTTCTTGTTCTGGTTCTTCTTCTTGAGATTCTTGTGGCTGCTCCATATCACCAAAATCTAGTTCGTTGACTATCTCAGGAGCATGTTGTTGTAACCACTCGTATACTAATGGTCTTACACACGCATCTGGATCTTGCTTGGCAGCAGCCTTGATCTGACTGTTTAGGCCTGGATCATCGATGATACCATTTAATGCCTCTATAGCGTTAGTGCCATCGGTGCCTGCTGGAAAATGTTGATTGATCAATTCACCCAGTTTGGTTACAGCAGCCGATCTTTCATCTTCGTCTGTGCTGAGTATAGCACTTTCTTCACCTAGGTTGAATACCCATGATTCAAACTTGTCAAAGTTAGAAACATACTCATGTGTTTCTTCTTGTACTGGCTCGTCTTGATCTACTAAATCAATTGCGACTATGTCGTCATAGCCTAAACCGTTTTCCTCTTGCATCAAGTTATAAATGATAGGAAACACGGATTTGATATCTTCTTTGAAATTCTTTACTGTGAATTTATTTGTTAGATCTTCGATTACATCCTCTGGAATTTCTTGTAGAGAAGATTCTTTAAAGTTAGTCTTGAATTGCTCGTAATAAGATTTTCTCGATAGTTTTTGTATCTCTTCTCTCAACTTGTCAAGTGCGCCTTTGCTCCTATCCATGATGTTGATAGTTTCTACTGTGATTAGATTGTTTTTTGTTACATAGTTATTGAAATTTTTCAATTGTGCTATTTGTTCACTGATGCCTACGATATGCTTGCCAATTGGATCATAAGGCAAACCACCTTCTTGTACATGACGTTGCATCGCTCTCGCTCCAGCTAAATGGATGAAAGGATATTTGAATCTTTCTCCTGCGCTGTTTTCGATGAACAGTCCTACGATATTCCTGGTCCTTGAACCTGGAGAATTTTCGTCTACTTGTTTACTGTGCTTGACGATTAATTTCGTATTTTCTAATTTTTGATAGCTAGTCTTTGAGCTACCATACATTCCTTCTTTCATAACCGATTCTCCGACCTGTGAATTGTTTGAGTACTGAGACAAGAAAGCGAAGTCTCTCTTGTCTAGATAATCTTTTGTGATATCTCTGGTGTCAAAAGTCATCAATCTGCGTTTAGCAAATTCTCTTAAACCTCTAAGAAAATCATACCAATTGTTTTTCTGTAAAGGGTTCATTGATTCTGTGATACCTGTACTATAATAGACTTTCATGCTTCCGGGCTCTGCTAGGCTCACACTCACGTGTCCTAATGGGTTTTCGCCCTCCATATAATCAAAGTCGAAAAATACAGCTTCTTCGGGATTTATTGTTACTTCACCGGTTTCTTTCCCTAGTTTTAAGCCAGAAAAACGGCTTCTAACTTTGTAGAATAAATCAGTGGCTACGCTTTTGACATTATCTTCCATGTTAATATTTATCAGAATCCTGTACTTACAAAGATAGGCATAGGCAATTGATCTTCAGTGAGCTGTTCCGTCATTTTTTCATAGATCTGCGGATCCCAATCACTGAGTATGCCCGCCATGCGTATGATTAATAGCATAGCTGAAACTAAGTCGTCGTGCTCACCCGTTTTAGCTCCAAACCCTACACCGTGTGCTACGAACGTTTTTAGCTCAGATATTAACGGTTTAGAGAATATTTTCATCCTGTGTGTTTCTATCAGATTTTTGAATATAGCACAAGCAGAGATTTTAGTGCGATGCGTAGTGTTAAACCCTTTACGGAACTTACGCACATGACCTTTACGGATGGGTTCACTTAAAAATAATCCTCGGAAATTTTCTTCACCTAAATCATTGATCACTACTAGAGCTGCTTCACCTAGTGTATTGTTTTCAACACTGTAATAGATCTGTGGAGATGCTCCACCTTTTTCTTCACCGCGTTCTGCGATATATTTTATGATTTCTCGCATATGCTTAACTTGTGCCTGTATCGGAGTTAAATTATGACGCCATTCTGCGACCTGCTCCATAGTAGGCATTTCAAATACTTGGATAGCACCATAGTCGCCGCCTGTACCCAAACTAGGGTCTAGTGCTACGAGATAGGTACAACGAGGATCGATATCTTTGTACCAACGTGTTTGACCCATAGTCATTATAGGGTCTACACCTTTAAGCTCAGTTAATTTTACTGCGTTGATCAGTGTTTCATCAAAGATCAAGAACTCGCAGTCAAATTCACGACGGAAACGCTCTTCACCAATCTTGGCACGTTCTACCTTAGCCCATTCTTCATCACGATCCGGATGTTCGCTCCATGGAGCAAAGTATGGGTAGAATCCGTTAGTGCCTACTTCTCTTTCGTTACCATACTCGTCGAATTTTTTGTTAGCTTCAGTCCAGATCATAGCAAACTGATCTTCGTCTGAATTTGGTGTTGATGTGATAATACACTTACCACCCGTTGACAATGTTGGTGATAAAGCAGTCCAGAACTCTTTGGCTTTTTCTGGAGGTTGTACGAACGCAAACTCGTCGCAGTATATTAGCGAAAGAGATTTACCACGACCTGTGTTTTCTGTCGTTGTAGTTGCTTGTATACGTGCGCCATTGTCGAATTCGATAGTATTTCTGTTATATGAATATACACCAGCACGTATAAAATCAGGAAGATTTTCGTAACCATAGCGATAACGATTCATGATATCTTGCGCACCTGTGTATTTGTGGGCAGCAATTAGTACCTGTGCTTCAGGTACAAACATTGTATACCAAAGTAGATAACCGCTAGCACAGGTAGTTTTACCCATCTGACGCGGCAACATCGCTATCGTGTAGGTATGATTATGATAAGCACGTATTAATTCTTCTTGATACTCGTAAGGTTCGAAAGGAATAGAACCTTTAGTCGGATGTTGAATCTTTAAGAAGTTCTTACAGAAGTATAATGGTCCGTCTATCGGATCTAAACATGCTTCTAGGTGTTTGACTTCTTCGAGAGTATATCTTTCCGGCTTATGCGCCTTCTTGATTAATACGCCATCTAAACTTTTACTCATGACTATATTTAATGAAAAAAATAGGCCCTAATGGGCCTATTTGGTATTTTTAAATCTTTATTGATTTTTATGACTTTGTAGATCAGCTAATAGTTGTTCTTTGATCTTGTCTACTAGGCTTTCCATAGCACGTGGATTATCTCCTGGTTGTGCTCTAGGATACATTTTCTTTTCTTTATGGAAATCATCGCCTGCTGGTATAGCGGCTGTAAAATCTGCTACTTTCTCATCAGGAGCGGTTGAAGCAGAATCAAATCCACCGGCGGCATCTTCTTCAGCATCCATTTCTTCACCGTCACCGAATAGCTTTTGCTTTAGACTGGACATGTGAGCTGCCGGATCGACCATCTTTGGCATCGGAGCATCACCTTTTGGCATCATGTCAGGATTGACTTTAGTAAACAATGCCATCAAATGCTCGATATTGTCTAAACCTCTAGCATTAAGATTGACGCTAACTGATGGCTGATCCATCGAAGATTGCATCGAGGGCATTTCACCGCACTCGTCTACTTTCTGTTCAGAGACTGGCTGATCTAAGTCTGCTATCTTCTTGTATAATTCGTTGAAATTCATCTAGGACTCCTTGAGATAGGACTAGATACACCTGCCTTATCTGCTTTAGTTTTTGGTAATTTGTATTCTTCGTTCTGGCCTATTTCTTTTTTCTGTGCCTTGCTTTGCTTGGCTAGGTCTTTCAAGAACGATCTGTTGAAATCATCACCGAAGTAATCTTTTGAAGCAAACTTGGGATGTTCTTTGTATTCTGGATCATCTAATAGAGCTTTACCACTCTTTTGCGCATCTACAGGAATATAGATGTCTGTAGTATCACCTAGGTTTCTAACTTTGAAATACACTTCTGGGATTTTAGTTACTTCGTGTAGTAACGCAGAAATTTCGATAGGTGTTACAGGATATGTACAATCAGTTTCGTATACAGACACATCTATATTTTCTAGCTGTGGAAAATCCAAATGCTTGTTAGCAATAGGAATATCGCTGACTTTTTCAAACTTTGCGCAACCATACTTGCTCATAGCCTGTTTAGCAGCTTCAACGAAACCTTCATTATACTTACCAGCTACTTTGATACGGAAACTGTAAGTTTTTTGGCTTTCTGTAAGATAGTCTTTTAGTGATTTCATACTCATATTTATTCTTTTCCGCTTAGTTTTTTGAGCAAGGCATTACGATCAGTGATAACAAATCCTTGCCCATTCATCATGCCCGGTTCTTCATCACCGGAATCTCTGTCAATTTTCAGCTTTTTCAGCTTGAGATCTACAGCTTTTAGTTTGTTATTGATCTTAACAGCCTTGGCATCTATAGCATTCTTAAGCATAGTACCTGCTACTTCAAATATACGTCCGCTGTAGCGTACTTCTACGTTCATGCCCAAATCCATTAGATCGTCATAGGCAGTTTCTGCTTTTTTAGCTAACGAATCTAATTCGCTTTCGTCTAGGCTTTCTAAATCATCAATAGCAGGCAGTGTAGATGCTATCTGCTCTACTTCTTTATAGCTGCGTTCTAACGAAGTGATATTATCCTTGCTAGCTTCTGGTGTTTCTACGTTTGCTGGCAAAGACTCTTCTAAATTGAACAATTCTTCTAATTTCTTAGTCATACAATTACTTATCGTTTTTTGGAGCCCTGATGGAAAATATCGCCCTCATTAACTACACGGAAACGTATCCCTTGCTGTCTACACCAAGCATTAGCTGCTTCCCATTTGGCTTGATTTTTGATAAACTGTGCTTGATTAAACACACTCTTGCCCACTTTTTCTCTTAGTGTTTGGCTGGCTGGTTTTATTTCTACAAGCTCAGCATGTTTCTTTTTATCTTTATCTACATAAACTATAAAAAAATCAGGAACATAAATCGTATATCTACCAGTTAATGGATCCCTATAGGGTATCTGTATACTTTCGCTAGCCCAATTTTGTACACCTGGATGCTCATCTAGCATTTTCATAAAAACAAACTCCCAACTGCTACGTGCTAGTGGAGTTTTTTTCCCGATATACTTATCGGGGTTTTTCATAGTAAAGTGACCTTGGGCAAATCTAGGCATCAGGGTAATATATTTCTATTCTGATAAGTTTGTACAGCAGCAGTAGCTCGGTATCCCAATGCCGAAGTCGGTGAACGATTTTGATTCAGGATCTGACCAACTAGAAAACTTAATTGAAGACTGTCTAATCCTTTTAGTGTTTCTAACAAAGAATATGTAGACAGTTGATCTACTTTGGCTTGACGCAACAAAACCATAGCAGTAGTAGTAGCAGCAGTATTGCTAAATCCTTTAGACGTTAGAAAACCTACAGTTGAATCTACATCTTCGGCTTTATATTCCTGACCTTTATCCGCATAGTTATTATAATACAAGAGAGTTCTTGCGGTGCTGTCTGTTTTAGGTACAGGTGGTAAATTACTAAAAGTAGTCTCAGCCATAATTATCTTGGTCCTGAATTAATAACTACCCCAGGCAATGGTCCTAAATTATTGACATAATTGTTAGGCACTGTTAGTATGTTTACAGCTTCTTGCTTGATAGTATTGAGGTTAATATTAGAAAGACTTCTATAGGTATTAATAGCATTAATGGCTGCACCGAAGAAGTTTGGTGTTCCGTTGATATTTCCAAAATCATTCCTGAATATCAGTTGCGCTCCGGCGAGTCCTGAACCATATAATCCTCCAAGGACACCATTTGGTCCAAAAACAGTGCTGGTGCCACCACCACCTATAGTCAACGGGCTAGGTGCGGTGTCATAATGTAGGTCAGCAAAGCCATTTGGTTCTACTCCCCTGGTGACAGTTCCATAACCATAAAAAACAGTTTCATACTGTAAGCTCATGGTCATTTCGTTCATACCATTGCTTTGGTTATAATCCATCTGACCAGTAGTCCACGAGGTTATCATAGGATTAACCAACGTATAACTGTTGAATCGTTTTCTTGCTAATGTATAAATGGTAATCGATCTAAAGAACGGTTCTGTGTATCCGTCCTTGTCTAGACCGTATCTATAAAAATCAAATCCGCCCCCAGTACTGCCTGTCGTAGTTGCGCCATCCCTGGCTTCGTCGGCTGTTACTGATCCTTGTCCTGTAGATCTATATACATTAATAGATTTTGCGTTATACGCTGCTCTAGGATTTAGTCGATCGGGACTGATATAGGCCATATACTGTGCCCATAAAGAATTTATAAGACCTAGATTATCGTCATGGAACGTGATATTAACTGGATCGTATGTGATGTCTTTGTAAACTATTTTCTTTTTATTATACTGATTTTTGACTTCTGTTTGTAATGTAAATTTAGGAAGGTCGGCTGTTTTTACTAACATTCCTGCTTCTTTATGATGCTGTGCTTTCCAATTAGAAGCTTGTAGAGCTAGAGGATTTATATCAAGGTATACATGAAATGTAAATTTAGTCCTTGGTGCTAGACGGAACGTATTATCTACAAATACTCTAGATGCATGTTGGAAGTCCCCCATGTTGCCTTTGGGGTTTGTTAGTCCTTGTCCTAGACCGACTAAGAATCGTGTGAAATAGTTTGCCATAACATTATTTATTAATAAAAAAAGCCCAGGTTTTAAGCTGGGCTTTTTAAGGCGAATTCAACGGATTATTTTAGATATTACCGCCGCCTGTAGTTAGTGAACCGATAGTTCTAGCACCGATGTTACGTCCGATGCCATCTACTGATCCGCCTCTGTACTGGATAGCGTTATCATATCTGATGCTCAACTGTATCTGAGCTGCTTCGTTTGTACCATACGCAAGTTCACCGTAATCGATATTTTGTACAAAACAGCCATATACTTCAAATGTTTCAAGAACATTTGGTGTTTGTGCGCCGTTACCACCATCTAAGATTTCGATTCTGGTAGTAAATTTATAGTCCTGACCTGAAGCAGCAGATGCCTGTTCAAAGAAGTCAAACTGCTTCTGTACCTGCTCACCGCACAGTCTCTGTACAGCACCACTAGCATCATCTCTGATATTTAAAGTGATCGCTTCCCATTGATGTCTACCAGCCAGATAAATTCTGCTGTTGTAGATAGGAATTTCCATTTCTTCAAAGCTGACCTTAGGACGAGTTACGTCTACGACCTGCTTAGTTAATTCTGTAGCTACAGAACCATTAGCACCAAATCCACTTAGTACCACTCTAAAGCGATACTTGAGCTTTGGCATCAACAGACCTTGAGTTGCTGAACTTTGGTCTGAAGCTAACGGCACTGTTAGTTTTGATAGTGTTGAAATCGCCATATTATTTTTGCTCCGTTATAATTATTTATCAATCCAATTTAGGGGATAAATCCCCTAAATCTTATCTAGTCGAGGATTGTTGAATTTCTCCTGTGTTCTTCAATCTCAATGGAATGTAGATGAACTCAATTGCTTTGACTGGTTCAATAGCAATATCAACATACAGTTCGTTTCGATCGATTCTATCAGGTGTGTTGTTTGTTTCGTCACAAACAACGGCATAGTCATATAGAGCTCTTAAACCAACTAGTTCTAACAATAGACTTTCAACTGCCTGCTTGATTTCGTCACGTGTGATCTTGTCATTTGGCTCAAACACATATGGTTTTGCTAATTTGTTTAGCTGTGTTCTTAGATAAATCACAAGTCTTGCTACATTGATCCTATCTAGCGCAGAAGCTGTGTTAGCACGGGTCTTTTGACCATAGTTGACTAGTCCAACACCGTTGAAGTATGTTAATGGGTTAACCCCAACATTGTAAAGAGTATCTCTTTGTCCTTCTGTTAGAGCTACAGTCTTGAAAGATCCGGTTGTCTTATCGATATAACCAACCGATGTTGCGTTAGTAATAGCGCCGCGACGTATACCTGCTGGAGCAAACCATGGGTAACTTACTTGATCGCTGACAGCCATAGTCTTGAGCATCATGTGGCTAGCAGGTACTACTACTGAATTGCCCACGTTATCTGTGGTCAATCCGCTTGGATAAAATACAGCCGTATAAGCATCATAAGATACTAATGAATTTTCATCGTTATCTGCTGCGCCTTTTGCGTTAGTACCCCAACTGGTTAATGAAGTCGAATCTGCTGGCAATCTGAATGGTGAATCACCAACGATAAACGCTGTATCGCCACGATCTGCGTTTAGATCGATCAAGTTTTGTAGTACTTCTGGATAGCCTGGGCAAGCTAGCAAGTTAAACTGTCTCACTTCAGTTTCCCTTAGCTGCTGGCTAGTAGCTATAACTTTCTTGAGAGCCGTTACTACAACATGACGCTGAGCATGACGACCAAACTTATCAGCTGATTCTGTAACCCAGCGCGATCTATGGTATAGAGCCATCGATTCGTCATTGAATCTTATGTTGTCTGCTGTGGTATCTACGTAAGTATGTCTATAAACTTTTACATTGAAACCGCTACGACGTGTATTCCATAGCATCATACCACGTGGATATAGTGCTGGATCTGGGGCATCGAAATCTACGAAGTTGCTGACTAACAATTCTTTGATAGTGCCGGATGGTGCTGTAGTAGCATCACCACCTGTAGTTCCTGCTCTAGCATCAGCAAACAATACACCATTTTCTGATGTATGGTCTGTGTTGTCTATCAATACCCATCTGTTTGCTACAGGAGTATCTGATAAATCATTGTTAAATCTATAGATCACTGGATAATTTTCCAAATCGCTGGTATCAATCCAAATGTCTCCAGTAACCAATACTGTACCGTCGCTTTGTAGCAATGGGCGTGTAGCACTTACGATAGGACCACTTGGGTCTGTTTGTTGACTTGAAGAACCTTTGTAGTATGGTGAAGTACTATCTAGGTATCCAACCCAAGTAGTTCCGTTATGAATCATGATATCCACTTCATTAACTACATTCGAATACCAAAGCTGACCGTCGCTAGCTTCGGCTTCTGGAGCATTCTTAGCAGAAATGTAACCAGTCAATGATCCAGCCAGTGGCAACCAGCTAGATGCTACGAAAGTTTCGAGAACTTCAACATCATTTTCGTCTACTACAGAACCTGCTGGCACAGCATATAGATTTGGTGTACCTGAACCATCTTCATAGTTGAATGTTGTAAAACCAATCGCAGCCAATGCTCCTGAAGTATCAGTGATTCTAAATTCGCCACCTAATGTGTGTACGATAGTCAATCTACCTGATGCAACAGATGCTCTGATATTGGTCAGTGAAGAAGAGTTGATAGCTACAGCGATCGCATTAGCATCTGCTGAATTACCAGCTGCGGTAAAGTTAATCTGTGTTACCGGACCGAGTGTAGGACTGCCTTTTAGACTTTCACGGATAAAGATAGTCTTTGAACCTGCTGATAGCTGGTTAGTTACAGCATCTGAAGTGATACTTGTAGCATTTACACCAGCATTCTTTCTTACGAAAATCTTGAAGCTGGTAGTTTGTGGAGTATTATCATATCCAGTATCTTCTGAATAGTTATATTGTACGAATACTTGATCTACAGGAATATTAACTCCGCCACCTGTTCTATCTAACGCATAGATAGCAGCTTGAGGAGTGGCATTTAGGCCTGTACGCACTTCTGCCCATGCTTTAGTAGAAGAATTATATTTCTTGATCCTGTATCTAGCACCTAGATTTGGATCTGTAGATTTAACCCATACAGAACCGCTTGGTCTTGGATATGAGTCTCCGGCCTTCCACTGTGGAACTGAAGTATGTGGAGCTATGGTCAATTCTGGACCAAAGTATTCGCCTGCTGGTACATCAAACAAAGCAGCAACTGAACCAACAGTGCTGTCCTCCATAAGGATCAAAATACTGTCTGTAGAGTCGCCTACATCGTCAGTCTTGTCAGTGACGAACAAGTTTAGATTTCCACCAATATTGGCTGCTTTGACTCCAGTGATAACTAACGAATTGATCAAAGTGACTACGTCATTTAATGTGCTGTTGTTAGGTACTGTTACTAATCTACCATTGATTGTTATGCTGATATCACCACTTGTTGGAGGGTTATATCCAGCTGAAACAAATGTTGGCCAAAACTTTCTCCATTGTTTGGTACCGATTAGCTGCCATGAAATAGGATTACCTGAAGTTGTATAATCTGTGCCTTTGTAAAAATATCTAATCACATCAGAAGCGGAAACTACAGCGTAATCTCCTGACTTGCCCACGCTGGCTTTTGGATACATAACTCCGCCAACGTCGTCTAGCATATCAACGTCAGTATCGTTGATTACGGTAGGTACTTTGTGTACGAATTTTTGGCCATTCAATCTAACGGGTGTTGAATCCCATTCAAAGATACCCCATTGTGTGCTAGCAGTATCTAGCCACCATTGACCATTTGCTGGTTCAGAACCAGGAGCTTTATCTTGTGCTGTTAGTTCATTTAGGTTTAGATCCGCTCTTACAATATAAGCAGGATTTGAAACGCCCAAGAAGCTGTATGCTGCTTGTAAGCCATATTCGTTTTGTTCAGCACCGTGTATCGGACTGCCGTCGATGGCTGTCTTGAATTTTGGTGTTCCAAAATAGTCTGATAGCTCTCTTTGACTAGCTACTGTATAAACTGATTCTGCGTTTGCTTTTAGTGTGCCAGCAGCAATACCTGTGCCGCTAGAGTTGTTCTTGTTTTGCGCAGTAGCTACGACAAACAGAGGTACTGTCCCCTGTGTGTTTGTTGTGTAGTAACTTTCGTTAACTACCGTAACCTGTACGCCTGGTGATTGAAGGGCCATTCCGTTATCTCCTGAAGGTTAAATCTTGTTAAAATATTTAGCGTGTTTTGGAGAAAATGTACCTTTATAACTAGTTCTAAAGGGGTAGAAAAGGGTAAATATTTTTATGAGACCGCTTTGTAGCTGCGGATTTAGGCCGGCAGCAGTCAACTACCATAAAAATGGCAAGACCTATTATAGGTCACTATGTGAAATTTGCCTAAAGCATGGAAAAAATCACGGTATCCCTAGATGGTATAGAGCAGGGTACCGTTTGAAACTTCAGTGTGATCGATGCGGATTTAAATCTCCTCACAAAGAAGTTTTTGCGGTCTATCATATAGACGAAAATCTCGATAATTGCCGCCCTAGCAATCTCAAGTCAGTATGCGCAAACTGTCAGAGAGTCCTACATAAAGAGAACGTTCGTTGGCGTCAGGGAGATCTAACACCAGACTTTTGACCTGTTTATACAGCTCGTCAATAGTACCATTGTTGTCTAAGATGACATCAAAATCTGTTCCAACCCAACTGGTTTCGCTGGCGTGTACTTTACGCTTGATCAATTCAAACTTAGCTTCTTCAGAGCCGTGTACATTTTCTTGAACAGCAAGATCGTACCAATCCGGTAAGGGACCGCGCTGTACCCAAATAATCTTGCCGCCTGCGTTCTTGATACTGGTAATTTCGTTTGGGAAGCGGCAGTCGCTTATAACAACATTGTCTTTGCTGTTACGCAGTTTATTTTCTAAACTGGCAATCCAGATATCGTCGTGGAAACCCCTGCGGCAAACCTCAGTTCCCCAGTATTGTAGTATCCATCTAGGAGTAATATCCATTCCTAGACGTTGGCTCCACCACTCGTCGCGCTGTTCACGCCACTCGCGGGCTTGTTTAGTTCTTCCTTCTAACAGTGTACGATCCCAGCCAAACACAGCCGCACACGCATCTTTGAGAGTATTGGCAAAACTCTCACGCCTAAATTCATGGAAATTTACTAGATAGTCGGCAATAGTGTCTTTACCACTGCCTATGAAACCGCAGATACCTATAATCATAGAGCCCCCTGTTTAAAGTATATAATACAGGTCGTCTATGCTGCTGTCAAGTGTGGTTTAACCAATAACGAATGTATATCCGGCCATAGCAGTGCCTGGTACAAAGTTGACCAGTTCTGCTGTCAGTCGTTCGATATCTGCTTGTGCTTCTTGTTTTAATGCTTGCCCGTTTAGGCTGGTTCCGCCGCCTGGGCCTGCGATAGTTTGGAATTTTTCACGTGCTTGTCCTAGCATCATTTTACAGTTAGCTAGTGTGTAATCTTTGATCCATATGTTAGCATACGTATCTGTCAAGATAGCATGATCTGGGCGAGTATTGTAAACCCATAACATGACTTGTTCCATAGAACGCGGTCTTTGGTGTATAGTCAGTTTGTGCGTTTGTGGATGCCATGTAAACTGTATGAAGCTACCGAACATCTTACCCACACGTTCTTGATATTGAGCAAACAGTTCATAAGTTAGAAGACCGCCCATGTTTGTCGAGCTTAATAGATAGGTATTTGTATAGGCTAGATTGAATGGTTCAAATACTGTGCCTCCCGTGCCGCCGCCGGATCTAGAACCTATCGAACGCCTATAGATTTCACGTACTACCTGTATTTCTTTAGGCAGTATGTACTCGTTTTTGTCTATTTCCAGCGTTAGATATGCGAAAGATTCTTCTACAGAATTGTCCGATCTTTGCCTAAAAATAGCTAATGACCTATCAAGGGCTGTTTGATAGTGTATAGGATCTAGTTCGACGTCGATCATGCCGTCGCCCAGCATGGTCTTACAATAGTCATAGACCTTCTGTTTTTCTTCATCTAGTTGGCTCATACTGTTATTTATCGTGGCGGTAAATATAATACTATGCCAAGACTCAGTTTATACAAGCCCGAAAAAGGCAACGATTACAAGTTTTTTGACCGCAATATTTGGGAGATGTTCCAAGTTGGCGGTACGGATGTTCTAGTACACAAATATGCCGGTCCTGGAGATCCATTGCCTGGGGAAAGCAGCCCTAGTTTACCTAATTATACAGGAACTTCTACTCCTGAAACGCATATACAAGATTTGCTGTTTTTAGAAAACAGAGATAGAAAATATGACCCTAATGTTTACATTTTGCGAGGTCATTACAATATACAGGATATAGATTTTAATCTCAGTCAATTTGGTTTATTTTTACAAAACGACACGGTATTCATTACATTCCACATCAATGATACTGTGGAAAAATTAGGCAGGAAGATTATGCCAGGCGATGTACTAGAATTGCCACACCTTAAAGATTATCATGCTCTTAACGATCTTAAGTTTGCTCTCAAAAGATTTTATGTTATTCAAGAAGTTAATAGAGCAGCACAGGGATTTTCAGTAACTTGGTACCCACACTTGTATCGTGCCAAATGTACTCCACTGGTAGACAGCCAAGAATTCAAACAGATACTAGACGGTATAGCCGACACAGACAGCGATGTAGGTGTGTATCGTCCTGGTTATACCTATCAGATCGGCGATGTTGTAACAGGTCCAGATGGTAAAAAATATACCGTAACTGCTCCTGTAACAGATATCGCGCCGCCAAACACAAATTATTATAAACTGGCAGACAGTCTCAGAGATGTGACTAGTACTTACAAAACTGAACTTGGTATAACTCAAGCCGTGCTTGAACAAGCAGAACTAGATGTACCTAAAGCCGGGTATGATACTACTACATATTATACTGTTCCTGTAGATCCAGAGACAGGAAGGATAGCACTACAAACAGTTGATACTACTACAGTGCCGGCATCAGAAACTTATGACGATGCCAGCATGATAGTAGCACACCCTGTAGCTCCAGGATATCAACAGTACCTCGAGGAAGGACTGCCGCCCAATGGTGCTGCTTTTACCAGCGGTATCTATTTTCCAGCTAATCCTGTTCCTGGACAATATTGTTTGCGAACAGATTACTTTCCTAAGAGATTGTTTAGATACGATGGAAGAAATTGGGTCAGATACTCAGACAACGTAAGGATGACCGTCAGCGAAACAGGTTTCTCTGACACTACTGATACCGATAAAGTAAGACTGAACCAAAAAGGTACATTTATTAATAACGAAAAAACTACCGTGATCAACGGTAAAACTATCAAAGAAAAACAGAGCCTGTCAAAAGCTCTTAGACCCAAGGCAGACGAATAATGGATTTTTTCTACGACGGACAGATAAGACGTTTCATAACACAGTTCATGCGTATTTTTATCGGTTTCAAATATCAAGCCGGTGACGGAACGTTGAAACAAGTACCAGTGTCTTACGGTGATCTAAGCAGACAGGTAGCCAATATTATCAGAGAAAATTCTGAGAATAAGATGCCTAGTGTACCTAAAATATCATGTTATGTCACCGCATTAGAATTAGACACAGCAAGATTATCGGATGCATCTTTTGTTTCGAAAGTTAATATCAGAGAAAGAGATTACGGTACAGTTACTGATGAAAACGGAAATAATGTTATAGAATACAATAACGCACAAGGTGGAGGATATACTGTAGAAAGACTTATGCCTACTCCATATAAGATGACTGTCAAGGCAGACATCTGGACTAGTAATACTGATCAAAAACTACAGATACTAGAACAAATTTTAGTATTGTTCAACCCTAGTCTAGAAGTACAATTCACAGACAACTATATCGACTGGACCAGTTTGAGCACTGTGATGCTGAATAATGTTTCTTTTAGTAGCAGGACTATACCTCAAGGCACGGAACAGGATATAGATGTGTGTTCATTAGATTTTGAAATGCCTGTGTTTATTTCACCGCCAGCCAAAGTCAAGAAATTAGGCGTTGTCAAAAGTATTGTTATGAATGTTATGAATTCGGATGGTAGTCTTAAGACTTTAAATGATATAGTTTATAATTCAGACGAACCAAATATAGGAGGTAAGAGTTTAGTATTGTCTCCTGATAGATTCAAAGTATTGTTACTATCTAGTCTAGCTGTCACAGGAGTCGATACTGGACAATATTATCTTAGCATAATAGATCCTACAGAAATTACCGAAGGTGGGTTAATAAACATTCCGGTACACAGCGGTGAAAAATTAAACTGGGAAATAATTTTACAGAGAGATCCCGGATATCAGGCAGGAATCAGCCAAATTAGATTTTTACAACAAACAGGCTATGAAATTGTTGGTACATTTACGATCAACGAGCTTGATCCAACTTACCTAGTAATCAACTTCTTTGCGGATACGTTGCCAACTAACGATTCTGATATACCTTATGTGACTGGAATTATCAATCCTCAAACATTTAATCCCTTGACTTTTTGGGAAGGAAAAGCAAACATTCCAACAGGTACTAGATATCTTATACTAGAAGATATAGGATCTGAAATCAATACTGATGGTGCTGATGCTTGGAAAGGAACATCTAATCAAGATTTAGTCGCAAATGCCAACGATATTATAGAGTGGAACGGCAATCGGTGGAATGTGATCTTTGCGTCTGCCGAGGATCCAAATATTCGTTACTTACAAAATCTTAAAACCAAGATCCAATACAAGTGGGACGGTGTACAGTGGCTAAGATCATTCGAAGGTGAGTATCAATCCGGTTTCTGGAGAATGATTTTAGAACCCTGATACATAATAGTATGCAAAAACGTGCTGGCATACTTTTTATTAGTAAAAAAACATCTAGAGTGATGTTAATCCTAGATGATTCAAAATGGACTGTGCCAACATTTTCAAGATCTACAACTGTTGTAGATGATTCAAAAGATCTTATCGCATTGTATAAAAGCAGCG